TTTGACACTCCTAATTATGATCTTTTCAACAACGAGAGGAAATTCTTAAACTCACGTGTCTGAACTTCGTAAAGATCAGAACGTGGAGCTGCTTTAATTTCAGTCTCCATTTTATCAATTACTTGAGCTTCAATGATTCCATTATTCCAAACCCATTCGACACCTTCCATTATTCCATTAACAAAAGCTGTTGGTGCAGATGGATCTTGTACAATATCAACTGTATTAAGAATAAAGTCATCCTTGACGTACATAGTTCCGTTACGTTGCTCAAGGCTACCCATACCACGAGTTGAGACACCAAGTTGAACACCACCTTCAAGCAAACCTTTTACAATGTTTCCCATTGGAGTATCCAATATTTGTGCCTTACCCACAACATCATTACCATTCCATTCTAGTTTGGTAATAAGGTGGGATACTTTATCTAAGTTTACTGTCGGTCCATCTGGATGGTTTAACTCACCAACTGCGCGCTTAGTATTAATTTGTTCTGTAACGTATTTTCCTACGGCTTTCTCCATGATTGCCTTAGGGTAAATACGTCCATTTCGGTTTTTCTGTTCTGACTGCATAAAAATGCCTTCAATAAAGTGATTCTTGCCGCCACCTTCTTTGGCTTCAACAATACACTCTAAACTTTGGTCATTATATTCTGCAATCAGCTTCATGTTTTTAACCTTTATATTGTTTGACGAATTCTTTCGCCATTTTTATAGCTTCAGCTTCTGACTTATATTTATCTAGCCTATCGCCATCAATAAAAACATCGTATACGTTTTTGTTCTTTTTGATTTCAACCGGTATCCGACCGATTTTCATCTTCTTAGAACTTTCACGTATTTGATTAAATGTTTTCATTTTATATACTTTCGTTTGAATTTATTTATAACATTTCAAATTTGTAAAATAAATTTATTCTTCATATCCTAAACGTATCATCTCGGCTTGAATCTTACCTTCTTGATTCATATCCTGAATTTTTTGAAAATCTTCTTCAACTTCAACTTCAGTTTCTTCTTCGTCAGATTCAAAATCTTCATCTTCTTCGTCAGATTCAAAATCTTCATCTTCTAAGTCAAGTTCAAGTTGTTCTTCTTCGCCATTAAAAACTTGCCCAGCTACTTCAATTTTCGCTTGATCTAAAGCGTCAGTCATTCTTTGGCCAATTAATTCTTGGAATACATCATTTGCAGCATTAAAGTCTTGGTTTGCTGCGTGCCCAATCATTGTTTCAATATCACTCATTTTTATCTCCTTGAGGTGCTGGATTTATATGGTCATCATCGTGACCAATTTCTCCAGATTTTAATTCATCATCAATCTGATTACGCATTTGTTTAATATCGTCGTCATCAAAATGAAGTACATTCTTCATAACCCATTCTTTTGAATAGAACTCACCAACATACTGTTGCATAATATCTAACGTTTGTAAACGTTCTCTTAAAATTTCGGCATCTTTTAATTCTGAAAAATGATTATCTCTAATATAATCAACAAGAATATCGTTTGACCATTCATTCCAATCATCTTCAGTAATAATACCTTTTAAAATTAATTGTTTTTTAAGAATATTATAAAAGAAATGGTTGAATCTAGATCTAAGCCTGTCAATAAACTTTTGAAATTTAAGTTCATCCCGATTAATTTCTGTAGATCTGCCAAGAGAAAATTGAGATTCTTGTTCTAATCTATTAATTGGAACGTTTAAAGATCTATATAGGCGTTTTTGAAAGTAAATAATATCGTCAATTTGGCCAAGGTTTTCACCTCCTGGCAGTGTTGAAATCTCGGTGCCTCGGCCGCCTTCTCTACGAGGAAGCCAAAAATCTTCAAGCATTGACATATGTTTACGGTCATCTTTAATTGCACCTGTTGATGCATCATAAACTAATTTATTACGGTACTTAGCCATAATGTTTTTCATATATTCTTCAGACTTACCCTTTGGCAAATTACCAACATCAATATAGAATATACGGCGCTCAGGAGCTCTAGCTAATCTATAAATGACTAGCGAGTCTTCCATCATACGTAATTGATTAATTGGTTTTAATGATTTATGTAAGTGTGAAACAACTCTTTTTCTGCGCTCATCTAATAAGCCAGAGGTAACATATGAAACGGAATCTGTTGTAAGTTTTACGCCTTGTGCCTGAGCACCAGGTTTTTCTTGGTAAATAAAGAACTCATCAACATTTTTAATAACTGAAACGCCTGATACTGGATCTTTTTCTTTTCTTACTTGTTTTACTTTACGAATCTTAGAAGCATCAATTGGTCTTATTTCTTGAATACCAGCTTTTGCATTTTTATCATCGATAACCAAATGGTGATACATTCTACCATCAACATACCAACGCTTAAACATGTCGTGCCCATGTTCGCCAAATTGAATCATTCTATAAACGTTATCGAATTCTTCTATAATTTGTTTTTTAATATTATCAGGTGCTTTTACTTTATCTAAAACTAAAGAAACGTTTTGCTCTTCATTTGAAGAAGTAATAGATTCGTTGATAATATCTTCTACCGCTGCGTCTACTTCAGGGTGAGTAGCTACAGCTCTATATTGTAATATAAGTTGCTGGTCATCTTTAGTTTTATCGTTACCTTCAATATCGACGTACGTACCAAAATGTGCTCCAGCCGCAGTAATATAGCCAGCGCCGTCATCGTCCAATGGAGGAACGATTGAAGGTAACATATCTTTGTTAACCTTTTTACCGGCTCTTTTAATCTCAAAACCAAATAATGTTAAACTATTGTCTGCCATTTTGAATTCCTAAAATAAAGATGTAGGGCCTGTGAAGGCCCTACGATATTTTTATTTATACTACTATGAAGTAGTTGCTGCTTCCCAGTATTGTACTTGGAATTCAACAGTAAATCTTTCAATTTCATTTTCTGAAGCATAGCTTAGATCAATTGGTGAAATAGCTGTTGGGAAAGCGCCACGGAAATTGTATGTTTTTAGTGTGCTTCCATCTTTGTCAATTTGCTCAACAAACAGATCAGCTTCATAATCAGTGGGGTTTGTTAGACCGGTATTTGCAGAGTGTGCATTCATACCATTCATCCAACGCTCCATTGCGTTACGAACATTAAAATCTGTATCGTTAATAATTGTTGGAGTCCATACATCAAATGTACGATCTCCAGCCATTTTTAATTGACGCCCCCGGAAAGGAACAATAATTGTTCCCATTGTTGATCCTGGTAACTGAGCTGCTTCACATAAGAATGAAGTAAGTTCTATATCACCACCAGCATATCCTGGAAATGTAATTGTAGATTTAAAGAGATTAGGGCGTGCACCGCCACCTCTTAGTTTTGCTTTAAAATCGTCAACACCTAGTACTGCCATTTTTTTATCTCCTTATACCTGTAGCCCAGCGACTTCTTCAAAGTCCACACCGGTTCTAACAGCCACAAAGTTAAGAGTGATGTAGTTAATAGAACGTGCAGGTTTAATGAAAATGTTTGCAATAAATTCATTTCTATCGATTACAGCTGGCGTGTTATTTGTTTCATCACATACGACACGGAAGTCTGTAATACCTCGACGTCCTTTTACTTCTCTTAAAAATGGCTCAACGATGCTTACAAATTCTGCTCTTGTAAATTCATCGTTAAATTCGAACATTGTGTTTCTCGCGGCCAAAGCAATTGATCTTTCCAAAACTAAAAACAGGCGACGTACGTTAATACGATCAAATGCTGATGGTCTATTCATGTGAGTTTTATCACCAAATAGAAGCACACCTTGTCCTGGCATATTTGCAATTGGATTAATACCTGCTTTATACAGCGTATCTCTTTGAGCTTTTGTTGGTGTGTATGCTAGGTTAGTTACGCCTAGATAGTTACCACGTCTTGGGCCAGCTGGTGAGAACCAAGGTGCTGCGTTTGCATCTGATGCCGCCATAATACCGGCTGTAGATGATGATGCAGGAATATGAATGTATTTGTCGTTATATTTATCATACACCTTTAACCAGTTATTATCAACAACTAGATAAGAGCTGGTTGTATAATCATTAACATCTGCTACAGTAGCAGTAACAGGATCTGATGCATTTACAACAGAAGCGCTAGCTGGAGATGTTACTACAACACAATCTTTACGTGTTGAGCTAGCAGTTGTAACTAGATCATCAACAACTGTTTCTTGATCAGTTGCTGTGGTCATACCTGGTGCAATTAAGAAATCTACTTCAATTGTATCTTTATCTTCAACTTGATTATAAGCAGTTGTAT